ACAATAGAAGATATACTATGAGAGATATTGGTCAACTTGAAGATAGAATAGAAAACTTAGAAAGAGTTACATCTTTAAGTTTATTGGAGGTTAGTACTGAAGCATTACGTATTGAAGATGAAGATGGCAATAATAGATTTAAATCCGGTTTCTTTGTAGATAATTTTGTAGATGGCAATCTTTCTGACCAAAATTTAACCTCCGCAGACATAAGTGAAGGTGAATTGAGACCAAGACTTATTTTAAATTCTTTAAATCAAAGAGTTTTACCTTCAACAGAAATTTCAGAAGAAGATTTAGATTTAACAACCAACTTTGACCTATTAGATCCAAATATTCAAAAAACTGGAAATGTTGTTACTTTAAAATATGATTCTATTGGTTGGTTAGAACAACCACTTGCTACTCGTGTAGAAAATGTCAATCCATTTCATGTGATAGAATATGTTGGAAATGTAAAATTATCCCCAGCAAATGATTTTTGGATTAGAACCATTTATATTCCCCCTTCTGTACAGAATATAACAAGAAGAACTATCAATGTTGTTCGTAATACTATTAGAAACACTATTACTCTATCACCTATAAGAATTGAAACTGGAAGTGGAACTAGAGTTACAGAAACAAGAAGAACCGAAACTAATACCAGTTCTAGAGTACAAACTTCAACAAGTTCTAGAACTAGAGTTAATGTAAGATCTAGAGATGTTCTTATTTCTAGTGGTGATGAGCAATATATCAGATCTAGAAATGTTTCTTTCTTCGGAAGATCACTAAAACCCCTCACAAAACATTACCAGTTCTTAGATAATCATAGTAATGTAAGTTTCATACCAAAACTTTTAGAGATTTCTAATAGTATATCTTTAAATACACCTGGTGTTCTGCAGGGATCATTTAAATCTGGAGAAACGATAAAAGTATATAAAGAAGACCGAGAAATAGGTCGTTTTAGACTTGCAAAGTCAAATCACAAAGAAGGTCCCTTCAGTTCACCATCAAGAACATATAATATCAATCCTTATGCAAGGAAAGAGAATTTACCATCTTCATATAGCCAATCATCTAAAACAATAAATATCGATTTAAATTCACTGTCTAGTGAGGCACAAGGAAAATTCTTTGGATATGTTACAAAAGGTGCAAAAATCGTTGGGCAGAGTAGTGGTGCAATTGCTTATGTAAAAGACTTGAGATTGATAACCGATAATTATGGAGATTTATATGGATCCTTCTTTATTAAGAATCCACATACAAATCCAGCACCAAATCCAAGAATTCTTACTGGTAAAAAGACATACTTATTAACTAGTAGTTCTACAAATGAGAAACCATTACCTGGAAGTAAGTTAATTTCCACCGGACAAGGATCTTATAGTGCTGTTGGAACTCTCCTAACAAGACAAATACAAACTACAGTAACTACAACTATTGAAACTACGATAAGACGTACCACAATCTTAACAACAACTCAACGTGAAATTGTGAGAGCTAGAAGAGATGATCCTCTTGCACAATCATTTGTTGTCGGTAGAGATATTGATGCTCCAGATCTGAATGGATTTAGTAGTGATGATAAAGGTGTAGTTCTTACTGAATTAGATCTCTATTTTGCTAACAAACCAGCAGGTAGTGCACCTCTCGAAGTTCAAATAAGAACAGTAGAACTCGGTATCCCAACTTTAATTTTGGTTGGAGAATCGAAAACATTGTATCCAGATCAAATTACAACATCAAAAACTGGAGAAACTGCAACAAGAGTTACATTTGATGAACCAAAGTATCTTGCTCCAGGAAGAGAATATGCTGTAGTTTTAATTGCACCTACTTCGGACGAATATGAAGTTTGGATTGCAAAAATGGGAGAGAAAACTGTTAATACACAATCTCTACCTGATGCAGAAGCAGTAATTTATACCAAGCAATTCGCACTTGGTAGTTTGTTTAAATCTCAAAATGGATCTATTTGGACACCTACACAAAAATTAGATCTTAAATTTAAACTTTATAAAGCAAAATTCACCGCAAATACTGGTATTGCTCATTTTGGTAATCCACCTTTAGATCAAAGTAATGGATATGTAAATAATTTACTTACAAATCCACTTGGTGGTTTACCAAAAACTACTACTGTTGGTGTTGCAACATTCACAGATGCAGCAACAATTGGTATTTTGGCTACCGGTAGAAAGATTGCCGGTTCTATTCCAAATAGTTATGGTTATATTGAATATGCTGGAGGTCCAGCCAGTGGTATTACAACTACTAATGGTGGAGTAAATTATACTACTCAATCTAATAGACCAACAACTAATATTAATGGCGGAAATGGTAGTGGATTGGAATTTACTATTGGTAGTGTAGATGGAAATGGTGCAATCACCAGTCTTACAAAAACTGCTAATGGAACCGGATATGAAGTTGGTGATGTAGTGACTATCACTAGTAACACAACAGGCAGAGACGCATTAATTACTATTAGTGCAATTAATGGAAGAGATACACTCTACTTGACTAATGTTCAAGGTGAAGTTGGTGCAGGAAATGCATTTCCAATTGGTGTTGGTGTGAGTTATTACGATACTGATACAACTATTGTATCTTTAGCTTCAACCATTACACGTATAACCGAAGGAACAGGAACAAATTCTGGAAATTACTTAGAGGTAAGTCATTTCAATCATGGAATGTATGCCAATAATAATAAATTAAAATTGACTGGTGTCGAATCTGATATTTCACCATCAATTCTTACTGCTAATTTATTATCAACAGGTTCAGATACAATATTTGTTAAAAATTCTTCAGTATTTGAAACTTTCGAAGGATTACCTGTCAGTGCTTCTAATCCTGGATATGTAAAAGTTGGAGATGAAGTTATATCATACCAAACAGCAGTTTCAAATGAATTAAGAACTCTTAGTAGAGGTATTGAAGGAATAGTTCAATCACATGAAATTAATTCTAAGGTTCAAAAATATGAGTTTAATGGAGTATCTTTAAGAAGAATTAATAATGTAATTTATGATATTTCCGATATTGGAATTGACTCTAATGGATATTATGTTGAAATAGATCGAAGTGCTACATATGGAGTAAATAGATCTGCAGATACTGCAACTCTACCACAATTATCATTTAATAGACAATTTGTTGGTGGTGGAAATAATGTCTATGCAACTGAAAATATTCAGTTTAATTCTGTAAATCCAAGATTCTTTATTCAGGCACCTGGAGATTCAACTTCAGTAAGTGCCGTAATTAGAACGACAACCGGAACCAGTATTGATGGTACTGAAACTTCTTTCCAACTTCTAAATGAAGTAGAACCAGTAGAATTGAACTCCTTTAATAATTTAAAATCTACCAGAATAGTATGTTCTAGAGTCAATGAGTTGCAGCAACCAGCATTCAATAATGTTTCTGGTAGAAGATCATTTACTACAGCAGTTACATTAAACAGTACAGATGAAAATTTATCTCCAATTATAAATCTTGAAAATTCCACTATCGAATTTGCATCAAACTATTTGAATAGACCTGTTACAAACTTTGCTACTGATTCTAGAGTGAATTCAATATTAGATGATCCACACTCGGCAATCTATGTTTCTGATACTATTGGACTATCTAAACCAGCATCTTCTTTGAAGGTTATACTTGGAGCATATAGACCTGCTTCTTCTGACATTAGAGTTCTTTATAGTCTTGTTAGAGATGATTCTTCAGAGATAGAACAAGAATTTGAATTATTTCCAGGACATGAGAATCTTGAAGCAACTTCTGACGGTGGATTTAGAGTTATTGATCCATCTCTAAATAATGGCAAATCTGATGTTAAAGTTCCTGCAAGTTCTGCTAATCAGTTCTTAGAATATGAGTTTAGTGCAGATAATTTGGGAGAATTTAGTGGATATTCAATCAAAATTATCATGTCAGGAACTGATCAGGCAAATGCACCAATTATTAGTGATCTCAGAACAATCGCATTAGCATGAAGAATTTAATAAAAGTTAAAGATCATCCTCATCTTTACAGAGATGAGGATACCGGAGCAATTGTTAATTGTGACAATATTGCTTATAATAGATATATGAGTAGAGTTAAACGAAAAAATTCTGAGAAAGAAGAGTTAAATAATATGAAAAAAGATATTGAAGAAATAAAGGATTTACTCAAAGATTTCTTAAACAAATAAACTGCTATCAATAATTCATATAAATATCTAAAAGATAATAATTCATAAAGATAATGGCAGTTTATGTATCTAATATTGTGATTGAACAAGGTTATGATTTTGATACATCCTTCGAGTTAGAGGATACTAGATCCAATTCTCCATTAATTTTGACTGGTGCTTCTGCTGAAGCGCAGTTGAGAAAATATTATGGTTCTTCTACTTCAGTATCTTTTGCGTCAACTGTATCTGGTCCAGAATTGGGAGTTGTTACAATTTCTCTAAGTAAAACACAAACTGTCAACATTAAACCTGGAAGATACGTTTTTGATATAAAGGTAATAAATAATGGTAAAGAATTTAAAGTTGTAGAGGGTGCTGTATTAGTCAGAGGAGGAGTTACTAGATAATGCCCAACATTATAGCTAGAGTTGGTTCCAAAAACGTAGTTCGAGTTTTATCCAACGCATCTGCACCCCCAACAAAATTAGTAAATTTAAGTGATGTAGATTCCTCTCTAAAAACTAGAGATGGAATGATCTTAGTATGGGATCTTTCTACAGAAAAATTCTATATGACGGATACGATTGATTCGTCATCCCTTAATATTACTGGTATTGTAACATTTTCAAATACTACAGATTCTACTGCACCTACAAATGGTGCTTTAGTTATTGATGGTGGAATTGGAATTGGTAAAGCAGTTAATATTGGAGGAAATTTATCAGTTGCTGGTGTCTCAACATTTGCTTCTAATTTAGATATTAATGCTGCTGTTGACATCTTAAATGGACTAACAGTAAATTCAACATTCGAGTCTGTAGGAGTTACAACTCTTGCCTCTGCTGGTGGTATTACTACTACTAGGGGAGAACTTTATGTAGGCACTAATCTAGAAGTTGCCGGAACTTCAAACTTTATTGGAAATGCCACATTTAGAGGTGGTACAATTGGAATTGGTGATTCTACTGGAGATGACATTGATGTTGGAGGTGAATTTGTATCAAATTTAGTTCCAAATACTGATAATACTTTTGATATTGGAATTACAACGCAAAGGTGGAGAGACGGAAAATTTTCTGGTATAGTAACTACAACTAACTTATATGTTTCCGGAACATCTACTTTTGATGGTGATTTAGATTTTAATAGCAATATTGATATTGAAGGTAATGTAATAATTACTGGATTTGCAAGTGTTACTGAAGGTTTATATTATGATGCTGACGATTATGATGGACCAAATGGAATTGCTTATTTCGATAATACTGGAAAACTAATTGGTGCTGCCAGTACAGAAAATGCATTATCTGAAAGTTATTTCGTATTAACAACTAACAATGTAGGAATTCCTACTTGGACTTCAACGATAGATGGAGGATCTTTCTAATGGCAAAACCCAATACTAAGCAAGGACTTATTGATTATTGTCTGAGACAACTTGGAGCACCAGTTTTAGAAATAAATGTTGCTGATGAACAGATTGATGATTTGGTTGATGATACTATTCAATACTTTAATGAGAGACATTATGATGGTGTTGAAAAAATGTTTCTTAAATATAAAATTACTCAAGATGATATTGATAGAGGTAGGGCAACAGGTACAACTGGAGTTGGTATTGTAACAACAACTGGAACTTCAACTAATATAAGTGGTGTTGGAACAATTACATCAAATTTTTATGAAAATTCTAATTTTATTCAAGTTCCCGATTCTGTAATAGGAATAGAAAAAGTATTCAAATTTGATACTAGCACTCTTTCTAGTGGAATGTTCAGCATCAAATATCAGTTATTCTTGAATGATCTATATTATTTTAGTTCAGTTGATTTGTTGTCTTATGCGATGACAAAATCATATCTTGAAGATATTGATTTTTTATTGACGACAGATAAACAAGTAAGATTTAATAAAAGACAAGATAGATTATATTTGGATATAGATTGGGGAGAAAAAACTAAAGATACATTCCTTGTTTTGGAATGTTACAGAGCCCTTGACCCAGAAAGTTTTTCTCAAATTTATAATGATAGTTTTGTTAAAAAATATCTTACTGCATTAATAAAAAAACAATGGGGTCAAAATTTAATTAAATTCCAAGGTGTAAAACTTCCTGGAGGTATTGAACTAAATGGTCGTGCAATATTTGAAGATGGACAAAGAGACTTAGAAGATATAAAGCAGAGGATGTCTTCTGAATACGAATTGCCACCTCTGGACTGTATTGGTTAATAGCTATGTCATTAAATCCATTTTTTCTTCAAGGTTCTCCAAATGAACAATTTCTTGTTCAAGATTTAATTAATGAACAATTAAAAATTTATGGTATAGAAGTTAATTACTTACCCAGAAAGATTTTTAAAACTGATAATATAATTCGTGAAATACAATCTTCCAAATTTGATGATAACTTTGCCATAGAAGCATATTTGAATAATTATGATGGTTATGCTCCAGATAGTGATATTATGACAAAATTTGGATTAAGATTAAAAAATGAAATAAGTTTAACTATATCTAGAGAAAGATATGAAGAATATATTGTACCTTTTTTGGAGGGTATTACTGCTGGTATTAGAGAAGGAAAAATTACTGACTATGATTTTGCCGACTTAATTTCTAGACCAAGGGAAGGAGATTTAATTTATTTTCCTCTTGGGGAAAGATTATTTGAAATTAAGAGAGTAGAGCATGAAAAACCATTTTATCAATTGGGATCTAGTTATGTTTACGAATTGAGTTGTGAACTTTATGAATATGAAAATGAACTTATTGATACTTCAATTGAAGAAATTGATGCCACAGTAGAGAATGAAGGATATATTACATATATGACCTTGGTTGGATCTGGAGTAACTGCTATTGCAACGGCAGGAATTTCCAGTAATTCTATTAAAGAGATATTCTTAAATAATGATGGTGGTGGATATTCTTCTACTCCTACAGTAACTTTCTCAGGACCAAATAGTGGAATAAATACGGCAACAGCAGTTGCAGTTACAACTAGTAAAGCAAATGTGCAATCTATTTTAAGATTGGAATTGACAAATGGTGGATCTGGATATACTACTACACCAACAATAACAATAACTGGTGGAGGAGGAACAGGAGCTGCGGCAACTTGTTCTATAGGAGGAACGCAGTTTAGTGTTTCTTCCATATCTATCAGCAATCCTGGCAATCAATATTCTGTTGCACCAATAATTACTATTGGCAGTCCTGGAGTAGGAGTGACTGCGACTGCAATTGCCGGAATTACTGCTGATAATAAACTTGATTATATAAGAATACTCAATCCGGGTATTGGATATACTCAAGCACCCACTGTTTCTATAGCAGGATTATCCACTATTGGTGTTGGGACTTATATCTTTAATGAAGTTATAACAGGAGAATCTTCAGGCACAACGGCAGTAGTTAAAGACTTTACAAATACAAATTTACTGACCAGTCTTTCAGTATCAATAAATACTGGTAAATTTAGTGATGGTGAAGTTATTGTGGGATCAAGTTCATCTGCTAGATATACTGTATTAAATTATGATACAGATAGTTATGATAATCCGTATGACACTAATGAAGAAATAGAATTAGAGGCAGATAATATTTTAGATTTCACAGAATCAAATCCTTTTGGTAGTTATTAATGTTAGGAACTTACTTTTATCACGAAATTATAAGAAAAACTATTATTAGTTTTGGCACATTGTTTAATGATATTTCCATTAGGCACGCAAGGAAAGATGGCAGTATTTTGGATGAAACAAAAGTTGGTCTCTCATATGGACCAATGCAAAAATTTCTTGCAAAAATACAAGAACAGAGTGAATTATCAAAACCTATTGCAATCACTCTTCCAAGAATGTCATTTGAGATGACTACGATTCAATATGATTCGACTAGAAAGACTGGAGTTACTCAAACTTTCAATGCAAAAGATACCACTGACAATAAAATTAAAAAAGTTTTTATGCCGGTTCCATATAATATTGGATTTGAACTTAATATTTTCAGTAAGTTAAATGATGATGCTCTTCAAATTATTGAGCAGATACTTCCATTTTTTCAGCCATCATTTAATTTGAGTGTAGATTTAGTCAGTTCTATTGGAGAGAAAAGAGATATTCCAATTGTTCTTGATAGTATTGATTTTCAAGATGATTATGAAGGATCATTTCAGACTAGAAGAGCATTAATTTATACTTTAAGATTTACTGCTAAAACTTATCTGTTCGGTTCTATTGCTGATACATCTGAGGGACTTATTCGTAAAGTTCAGGCAGATGTTTATGCCGATACTAATACAAAGACCGCAAAACGTGAAATGAGATATACTGCTGTTCCTAATCCCATTACTGCAGAACCTGGTGATGATTTTGGATTTACCGAAGAATGGTCTTTCTTACCAGATTCTAAAGATTATAGTCCTACTAGACAGGAGGATATTTGATTGTTATGAATAATAATTATGATTCAATCGATGAGGCTCTGAATATTGATAGTGATATTGTAGAGTCAAAACCAATCAAAAAACCAGAGATTATAAAATCTAAGGATGATGATATAGAGAAAGATTATGTCTATAGTCGTGCGAACCTCTACTCCCTCATAGAGAAGGGTCAGGAGGCAATCAACGGCATTATGGAGGTAGCAGGGGAAGGAGGCAGTCCAAGGGCATACGAGGTCGCAGGGCAGTTGATTAAGAGTGTTGCGGATACTACTGATAAGTTGATTGACTTACAGAAGAAACTTAAGGATGTAGAAGACGAAACTAAAAAGACCACAAATAATGTCACCAATAATGCAGTGTTTGTTGGGTCTACATCAGAACTTCAAAAAATGCTTAAGCAAGGTTTTCTAAATAATAAAGAGTAATCTACTTTTCGTCGATGAAAAAGTGTAAGCAAGGATATTATTATTGTTATACTGATAAGAAGTGTAAACGAATTCCACTGGGATATCGTATTGCATCTGGTGGATATCTTCGCAAAGAAAACGGAGAAGAATCTGGAGAAGATAGTGATAATAATGGGAATGGTAATGGGAATGGTGGAAACGGTAATGGTGGTGGAAACGGTAATGGTGGTGGAAATGGTGGGGGAGTAAGTGAATCGAAAAGTGGTGATAGTTCTTTGCGTGACTGGTTTGGCAAGAGTAGGTCTAGTGATGGCAAGCCTGGTTGGGTTCAATTGGGTGGTAAATATGCCGGAAAACCCTGTGCCAAACAACCAGGACAAACCACAAAACCAAAATGCGGATCCAGCAAAATGGCCGCAAATTTAGATGATAAGGAAGAGAAAAAAGCATTTAGTAGAAAGCAACGTCAAGATCCAAATCCAGATAGAAAAGGGAAGGCAATCAACGTGAAGACAGAAGAAACTGTAGTAGAAAAGGCAGGTGAGAAAGATGCCTGTTATAAGAAGGTTAAGT